ATGGCTATTACTGATTCATGGCTGCGTTCAGTCAGCGGCAAACCCCAAGAAAAAATGATCACTAAGTCCGATAGAGACGGTTTGTCTGTTCGTGTTACCCCAAAAGGAAAAATTATATTTCAGTTTAGATATCGGTGGGACGGTAAAGGGGATCGAATTGATATCGGCACTTATCCAGCGACGAGCTTAAAGGATGCCCGTGATGCTGTGATTTCCTATCGCGGAGAACTGGAGCAACATCGTAATCCCAAAATAGTTAAGAGAGTTCGAAAAGAATCTGCATTGAGCGCGGTCACTGTGGAAAAGCTTATCCGGGAATGGTGGAAAACGACAATGCAAGGTTCAAAAATTAACGCTGACCAGATATTGCGTTCTTTCGAAATTCATGTTTTCCCAAAAATTGGTAAACTGCCTCACGATGAAGTAACACTGCATGTCTGGCTTACTTTAATCGAAGAAGTCGCAAAACGGTTTCCGTCAATCGGAGAGCGGATACTGACATATTCTAAAACTGCGCATAGATGGGCGGTTCGGCGAGGAATGACCCATACTATTCCTTTGTCTGATGTGGTATCTAATGATTTGAAAGGGAAGGAACCTGATACTGACATTGATATCGATACTGACACGGGAGAAAGGGCATTAAGTGAAGATGAGCTGGTGGTTCTTTTCCATATTATCAATGCTCCTAGATATAACCCGCGAAACGCATTAATAATAAAATTATGCCTGTTATTTGGATGCCGTATCGGTGAATTACTGAAAGCTAAAGTTAATGATTTTGATTATGAGAAAAATATCTGGACTGTTCCGCTGGGTAACCATAAAACAGGGAGAAAATCCAAAAAACCTATTGTCAGACCGATTATTTCAGAAGCTAAAAAATTAATTGAGCATGCGAAAAAATTAAATCATGGGAGTGAATATTTATTTACTGTATTTGATGGCAAACCCTTCAATAAAGGATCACATGCGGGCATCATTGATGGTCTCAATAAAAAGATGGCTCCTCACTTTGATCCTTATACATCTTGGTCAATCCACGACTTACGCAGAACCATGCGCACCGGGGTTTCTGAATTAACACCGCCCCACGTGGCCGAAACCATGATAGGGCATAAATTGCCGGGGGTGTGGCAGGTGTACGATAAGCACACCTACCTTAACGAACAGAGAGAGGCATATGAGCGCTGGTGGGAAAAACTGACTAAAATCGTTTCCCGTTCTCCCAGTCAAGAATATCCTGCCACAAGAAATTAAGCTGATCAGATTTAAACCTGGGTTTTGGGAAGCCCTCCCTTTTTTGCTTCCCATTACTTACCCACAATCTGATGGTGTGTGGTTTTACGCTATAGCGCTCAGCAAGTTCTTTTGTTTTAACATAGAGCTGTTGAGTCATTTTTCACTTCCTCTCTGATAACCATTCTCCAAAATTATCCTTGCCACTGTTGCCGGAGTTGTTTTATCACTCCAGACAAGATCATCAATTATGAAGTTCAGTTCAGCAGCAAGTACGGATTCTACATCTTTAGTCCAATACTCACATGGAATATCGCTGTGATGAGAATCCTTGATGGACTTAAGTGTCATCAATACCATCTCTTCCGATGTTCTGTCAGCTTTTCTGTAACCGGCGTTCCAGACTGCATCTGTAATATCAGATGGATCGCCCCATGCCGAGGCGATTACTTGGGTTAAGTGGAATGAGTTATTGATCATGCTTTTTCCTCTGCTGTTGGTGCAGGGATACCATCCATATAGCACCAGTGCGTTACTTCATCATTTGTATGTTCCATCCATTCCCTCTTGTCACCATCCCACCAATCGTAATCATTGGTAGCCAACCCACTAAGATATGTGATGCGAACTAGGCACAATTTCCCACAATCACCTGGATACCTATCATTAACACTTACCCAAGGTATTACTTGTTGTTCAATGACAGAGTTCCCGAATAAACCGCAAACCGAATTTGCGGCTTTGATAATCGCAATGAACTGGCATGCTTCTATCTCAATATTCGTATCTTGACGGGCAATCTCTTTGACTATTGCCGCCGCTAATTCCGTCTGGTTAATCTTGCTCATTCTATTTTCTCCAATTTAAAGCGAAGTTCCGCGTCAGCTTGTGTTTCTGCAATCGCAATACACTCATCATCACAATCAATATAATTTGGCAGTTCCACACGAACTTCACTCCGAGCTTTCCAGCCTGCCCACGCAAAATGCAATGCGTTGCTGCGACTGATGTAGTATTGGTGTTCTTCCTGAAAGAAAGCTTTTTCTAACTCTCCCTCACCCCACGGATAAGTTTCTATGAGCCATTTTTCAAATCGTTCTTTGTTTGTCACTGTTCGCTCTCCCTGCAAATGATTTTGTAGGCCCGCAATATGTGCGCTGTTTTGCCCGTGATAGTGGTTTTCCTTAATAGAAAGCCAGTAGACCAGGCGCGAACAGGTACCATTAACAGGGCGGCATCGACACAACGGTTATGCTTGCGGCGTTCAGTGATGAAACTGGCAACGACGATTTGTGCAGTGCTGCCCTTATCTAGGTATTCGATTCTCATGATTACCAGCTCTTCATTTCCTGTGTTATTAATTCGAAAACATCCTCTGCGCAGGGCATGACTATAAACACAGGGTTGCCGTAATACTTGTTCGTTATAGGGCAGAACCGAAAGCGGCAAGCTGTCTTCATACCGGATGGCTCCATAATCACTACCCCTAACCCGTCAAACATCCGAGAGGGGTAGGACAGGTATTCAGTACGAAAGAACGGCATAACATCCTGTTTCTCTGTTGGGATGATTTTGTCAAAATCAGGAAACCGACCATCCAGTATTTTCAGATTATTAAAGCCAAACAGGCGACCATCTTCATCGTAATGAAATGCCTTGCTGTCTCCTTCTAAGTCTATTTTTGTATTTTCAGCGGCTTCTGGAATATCGCCATCAAATCGAATAATCAGATCAATATCGGTGTCGGCGTTGTGCTCCATACGAACGGCAACATGACCATTTGTTGCCTCAATATATTTGGGTGATATATGCACCCCGGTTAATTGATATCGCTTGTCTGCTTTGCCTACACAAACCAGAGCTGCCCGTAGCAAGTCAGAATCAATGATCATTATTTACCTCGTCACCTATAATTGCTGCAATATTTCCCTGCGACCACGACAGCGGCCCACAATTTCTAATTGCTATATTTAATATTTCAAATGCCCTCTGTAGTTCTGATGGCAATTCTCCGTCTGGCGGCAAGTCATCACAAAAATAACCCTCTCCGTCTATTTCAGCCGGATAATTCGGCTCACAAATAACAAGCCTTAATTCTTGCGGACTTATATTGTTTTCATTACAATATTCTAATAAATCATATTCATCCCAAAAATATTGGTCGGTATTAAAAATAGCAATAGGTGTTACCCTGTCCCATTCTTTGCGCTCCATCGCGTTAAATTCCTCGTTATTTTTTTCCTCACGACAGATGCTACAATAATCGTTTCTGCGAACAATTGGGTGTTCAGTATTATTTTTGCATTTGCGATGAGTGGAACCCGAATAACGAGCCATGTGTTCATCATCGCCCCAAAAGCTACCGTCGCTAGCAACCCACCCCGTGACTGTTTTAATACTCGCAGCTTCTTTTGAGTCGTACATAATTATTTTTTCGTTCATTTATTTATCTCCGGCACCGCTGTAAGCCCAATATTTCATTTCTTATCCGATTTTTAAATTTGGATGCTTTGAAAAATTCCATTTAATATTTAATTTACTGATATTATTTGACACAATTATTCCTTATTTAATTCAGGTTTATCAGGAATTTCAAGTTCTATCCATGCAATAACTTCTTCATTTCTTTGTAATGAAACATCACCTTCAACTAAATGGTACCAATTCATAGTATTTTCACTTTTTTGCGGCCATTCATTTCTATAAGTTAATAATTTAATATAATAATTATTTTTATCTTCTACTACTTTTTCCATTTCACAACTTAATTCATTATAAGCATAATCTCCTTTTTTATAAGTAACTTTGACATAAGCCCAACACGGTTTCTCGTCTCCATTTTCAATGTTAGGATGATTTGTAAAATGCCAATCTACATTAAGCATTGATTCAATTTTCTCTATTACTTGTCTGGGCGAACCTGAATCATTTTCTGCTTTAATACCCGCAGCATTAGCTATCGCAGCAAGACCTTTACAAGAATCACTAAACATTTCTTTATAACTGTCACGCTCTTTACGAAGAAATCTCAATTTATCAGCAATCTCATTCAAAATTAAATAATCGTCACAACTTGCTACTCTTGCTAATTCGTGACATGCGGATATTAAAGACTCTGTATTTTTATTCATGATAATTACCTTTGATTTATGTAATGTTAAGTAATAAATATTTAATTTACTATTTTTTATAAAATGCTATCCAGTGTGTATTTGCTTGTTTGCCAGACAAATGACCAAACACCGGTTTTACATCAGTCAGTGATAAAATTTCAGATGTTTTTATCTGAGTTTCATTCCATTTAAAAATAAGAGTTCCATTTTTTTTCAGGACCCGAAATGCTTCTTTGAATCCATGAGTCAAATCATCTCTCCAGCTAGCTTTATTTAGTGCACCGTATTTTTTACTCTGCCAACCATTTTCACCAGCCCTACAGAGGTGAGGAGGGTCAAATACAACAAGAGAGAATTGCTCATTATCAAATGGCAGTTTTCTAAAATCAGCTATCATATCTGGACTTACATTTAGTTCTCGTCCATCACATAAAATATGCTTTTCCCTTCTGATATCACAAAAAAGAACATCGGGATTAAATTTATCGAAATAAAACATTCGACTACCGCAACACATATCTAAGATGCTTTTATTCATCATTCACCACCTCAGTAATTTAAGTCAATATGTTAAATGCTCGCACTTCAATTAACGTAAATAATTAAATGCCATATTTTTTAATGAAGATAATGCCGACCATTGCTAATTAATTCATTCTCCATTAAGCATAACAATTTATTTTTTAACTGAGCAATGACTTGTTTTTCTTCGCTTGCTATATCCAGACTTTCCCCCATAGTCCACTCCACGTGACATTTATTTAAGTCTTCATCAAACGAGATAATAATTTCTAACCGTGCAGCCATAAATCACCTCTTTCACTGTAACGCTTTATTCAAAAACTCAATGTAACTAAAGAAAGAAATAACACCACCAGCAAATCCAAAACCAACAATTACAGACATAGTAAATATTACAAAACAATAGGTGATGAAATTTTTCATTACTATCTCTCACTGTGATATGGTAGTCGAGCTTTTCTTGCACAACGTTTGGCATCAATAGTGTAACGTTCTCGCTCTTTATCAGTCAGTGCCCAATCAATAGCTTCGCTATAAACTTCACTCGCTCGCCTGAACGCTCCACGCTCTTCAAGCTCTTTAGCTTTCTGTATTAACTGTTGAGCATCTTTCATGTTGATACTCTCCTTTTCTTTATCGATATGGATCTTTAATGCGTTTGCCAGTTGCTTCTCTTCTCCCTCTTTTTTGCGACGTTGTTTGTTATCTGCCCGCCATTGCTCATAACGCTCATGTAATGAATGACGCTTTAAATTCAGTTCGGAACGATATTCAGCCCATTTACGATTATTTGAATGTTTTGCATGTTCAGCGACTTTATTCCAAAAAATGGCGGCTGTCTCATATTTTTCTTCACGCTCACTTTGAGTAGCTCTTTGTGATAAATTAAAATAAGTGATATCCATTGTTGAACCTCTATTTACTGAAATATGTATTCTGGTGAAAATCCACTGTGAATAGCTCTTTCTGCAATTAATTTAATAAGAGCACACATAAAATCATTTCCTTCACCCGTTAATCTATCACCATGTTTTGATAAACAATCACTGTAACTATTTAAAATATAATTATCCGCTTTACATCGTGTATATTCGCTATAAGCAGGCACTTCGAAAAATACATGCAAAGCTTTTCTTAATATCTCCTCCGACAATTCAACAGTACACATAGAGCCATCGTGAAGACTAACAGCAATACAATGACTATTGGTCTTCTTTACCATTGCATCGAGTTTTGCAGCTATTAAGCGATTTCTGTATCGTTCAATTAATGTTTGATTACTCATAGATACCCCTTTGCTTAGGCTGAGATAATCCCCAGCCATTAAGCTGTAATTAGAATCCAACCAGTTATTGGGTTAATCAGAGTTTATATTTAAAACTCACCTCTACTTATTTTAATCAGAGCATCTTCATGCTGTTTAGTCGCTTCTACTGTTAAATGAACTCTTTTATCTTTAAGATAAGAATAATCCTCATCGCAATTACTCCACCTCATCATATATGACATAAAAGTTACATAATAAATTTCGCCTATTTTTAGCTCATAATCAACAGGCTTCGGAAAACTGACTTTGCCAATATTTATCATTTCTGACTTGCGTCGGTACAAAGAATAAATAATCCACTCCGGATTAGAAGACAAACCCCTCCACTCTCCATCAGTACATAATTGTTCCCACAGCTTCCAAGGTTCATACGTTTTAAAAGCATCTTGTGCATATTGCATCATAAGTTCAGCGTGTACATGTTTTTTATTTTCTGACATTGTTTAACCCTCTATGTAATTAAGTACGTTTAACTTCCACGACCTCAGCATCAACTGTTTCAGTAATAGTTTTGCTATCTGGCATACAAACCCGACGCATCCCCTTCGCAGCTTTTTCAGCTCCTCGATATGTTTTGTATCTGTTGCGGAAGGTTTCTTTTGTCACCCGCCCCGTACGATAGTTTTTGGTTGTGATGATTATCTTAAACATGGTCAATCTCATTAGCTACTTGGTAGCATTAGTAAACTCTTTTTTTAATCGCTCATATTCACCGAAAGCGTAAATATATTTCATGCGCAGTGTGTCTATTTCTTTTCGACGTTTAAGTAGCAATCTTATTCGCCGTACCGCTCTGTTATGACACTCGATATATTCAGGCAGTGATTCCCCTGCTGTCCAGTTTACTACATTGTTCTCGCCAACCATTGGTCGGGCTGGGTAGTTGGTATCTCGTCCGGCCCGGCTAAATACTTTCTGCGTCATAATATGCGCTAGCTTATTAATGGCACTACTACGACTTTGGCGCTTGTAAGAACGTCCATGACGACTAACAACATAGACGGGTAATGTATGTATGCTGAATGCATCATCAATACCGCTACCACTAATAATCCCATCAGCATAAAAACGGGAATAATCAATTTTTTTTGGTTTCATAATTTAAGCCCCGTCTAGTTTATCCAGCTTTTTTTTCACTTCGAAAACTAAACCCTGTAGTACGCCGATGAAATAAGATTCATCACAATCTTTTTTAAATGATTCTTGCCATATACAGAGAAGCGCATCTATCTGCATGACCTTTAAATTCATATCAGAAATATCATCAGCTAAGTCACTCATCATCTCCCCCTTGATGCTTCACTGGCAATTGTCTGGATGATACCTAGAAGTTCAAGCCCGATTTCAGTTAGGTCGTCATCAGCAAGTAAATAACCCGCCGCTGCTGCTAAAGCTTCGATTTTTCCGAGCGCATCATCTGCCGCTAAACCAATATAAGGAATATTGTTTAGCTTATTTAGAGAGTTGTTATTCATTCTTCACCCCTACTAGCTAAAGCTGCTTCAAGGGAACGATAAACCTCATAGTTAATATCACCCGCAAGTGCAATTAGATCGGCTAGGGTGCTTGAGTATTCTTCTTTAGCTGCAATATCTGTAATGACTTCATAGAGCGATATAGCCAAACCGGTACGATATTTTGCATCATCTAAAGTAATTGGTTTACGCATTGCACACCTCGTTTATTTGCCCCATCCATACAATAAAATATCCTGAAAACATTTCGGATAACGCATTTTTGGCTTGCTGATAACTTTCAGCCACATATTTAACTTTAACAATGAGCTGTTCAGTACCTGCGTGTTTTTTGACTGCAAAAATAAAAGTCTTTGTGGTATTATCTGTGTTGAACATAGTAATCATGCCTCAAAGTGTTTATTGTTGTTCAGGCTCTGGTGTTTGATTGGCGTCGGTACCAGAGCCATTTAAATCAGTTCAGTCCAAATTAGGTTTGTCTGTTCCCAAGACGGATTCAAGGGAGCAATTAATTTCATGATTAATATCACACACAAGAGCAATTAGTTCGCACAATTCGCCTGAACATTTTTCTTTGTCAGCCATACTCGTAATGACTTCATAAAGTGAACAAGCCAAACTTGAGCGGTATTTTGCATCGTCCAAAGTAATTGGTTTACGCATGATCTACCTCCATGTTGTAGCGTTTTATTGCTGAAAAAATAAAAGTCTTCTTGAACATAATAATCATACCTCGGTGTGTTTATTGTTGTTCCTGCTCATTCAACTACTTCTTTTTCTTCTGGTGATTAAATATATCACCTTAGTGGTACTGAATCTATCACTATGGTTCTAACAATTCTAGACCTATAGTGATAAAAAGTTATTTTTTATTTTATAATATTGAAATAAAAGAAATTTTTTTAAAAAAAACAAAAAATGTTTTTTTATCTTGATAATTGTAATAATTTAGTTAAAAATTAAGATACTGTACGTCTAAACAGTATCTTGAGGGGAAGGAATGCCAGACCTATTGCGAACGCACCCGGGGATTTATGCTACAACAATTGAAATTGAACGGGGTTATTATCGTCTTCGTTTCATATCGCGGAACAGGTATACAATAACACCCACTAATTCAACATCAGGACTGATAGGAGTTAATGGCACCCTAGCGTCATCAACCGATAGAAAGCCGAAAGCACCACCTTGTACAAAACGATATACAGAGTAGTTTTCTCCTATGCGCGCATATACTAAATCATTGTTAGCTGCTTTTTCTGATCTATCGATTACAATTAAAGAACCTTCTGGAGCTTCTGCACAGCCAGTATTTTGGGTGATTTTATACGCTCTGTACGTGTCAGATGATTCAAAGAATCCTGGTATCATAATTGTATCCCCCGTATCACTATCGGCATCATAGATTTTTACAGGAAATGATTTAGTGCACTTTACCACTACTGATGTGGGTGAGTTATCTGGGTGCATGGGGCCACTGCCATCACTAAGCCACTCTGGGCGTACACCGAGAACTCTGGCTAAATCAACAACTTTAGTAGTGCTCTGCGCCTTTCCTGTGGTTAATTTCCATATCATGGACTGAGCCATGTCTACTTCTTTGGCAAGAGAAGACTGTGTGAAGTCTTTCTTTCTCATTGCCTCTTTTAGTCTTTTCGCGAATGTCATACCTACCTCTTCAATAAGTTTTGTTAATTCTATCTCTAAAGTGATATCTTTGCAAAAACACTATAGTGTTTGATTTATCTTTTTGGTGATATTAATATCACTATGGAGTTAACAAGAGGCTGGAATATGAAAAATCTTGCGGTAGAAAAGGCTATAAAAATTGTAGGTAATCAAACGATACTTGCCAATGCTTTAGGGTGTAGACAGTCATTAGTTAGCGCTTGGTTGCATGGGAAGAAGCGCGTTTCTGTCTCATCTGTTCCTGACATTGTGGACCTTACAAAAGGCGAAGTTCAGCCTTATGAATTACGTCCAGATCTTCCAAAGGTGTTCCCACCACCCGGGAATTATTAACCATGTTCCCTAATTCCTACGCTCAGGTATCAATGCCATCTCAATATTTTCCTGATGACGGTAAATGGATACAGGAGATGTTACTGAGTCTTGATCCGGCCACTCGCGGAAAAATCACGGTACGTTATTCAGAAGTGTATGAAGCGGCTTGGGATGAAGAACCGATTTCGTACCGGAAAGATAACGCAGCGAGGCGGGCTGCAAATATCCGGCTTAGGGAGTTTGTCAGGAAATATGCAAGGGCGAGTCAGGGTTATACCGAGAAACCTCAGTTAGTGAAAGAAACAGGAGTTTAAAGATTATAGATGTTTGGACGTCTAAACGTTTAGATGGTTTGGGGAAGAGGGGAAAACTTTCTAGGGGGGTAAGGGGGGTGATCTTTGAAAGGGGTGTTAGGGAAGGCACAGCCAAAGGAAAACAACTCAGATCTTATAGAAGATCACTATAGGGGTATAAAAGCCGAAATACGTCCAGACGTCTAAAAGGCTAAGTTGATATCTGTCAGGGCTGTGTTCCTGGCAAAGTGAAATAACAGAGGACAGTGCAATGGAAAACAGCGAAAAACTTATTTTGGAATTAGAGAGGTTCCTTAAAGGGTGTCCCGGTCTGACCCAATGGGAATACGACTTTATCAACGGACTTAGCCGTTACTTTCGGCGTGGAAAATATCTAACAGGCAGACAGAAGAATATAGCCCGTAGCTTGATAAAAAAATATTCAGAAGGGAGCAAGAAGCCGGTGGAGACTTTAGCGAGACATGCACCGGTTCTTGCAGGCACGACTCAGAATTCAGTACCCAAAGGCGATTATGTCACTGAATCCGCCTTAAGGGAATGGGGAGGTAAAACATGCTGACGATAACTCCCAACACGACTCAGAGCCGGGCCTTGTCTATGCTGCGTCAGAACTGGAAACAGCACAGTACCTTCATGGTATACGCGCCTACCGGCAGCGGCAAAACAGGCTTATCGGCATTCATCACAGCCGGTTTCGTTTCTCGCGGGATGCGGGTGATGTTTGTCGCACCTTACCTGACTCTGGTTCGTCAGACTGCCACCCGGTTCATTCAGTACGGACTGCCGGAAGATGAAATTGGTTACGTGTGGCGGGATTACCAGCCTCACGACCCAAACCGGCTGATTCAAATTGCCTCGGCCGACACGCTGATCCGTCGTGACTTCCCGGACAACATTGATTTGCTGATTATTGACGAGGCCCATTTACGCCGTAAAAAGCTGCTTGAAGTGATTCAATATCTGGCAGAGAACACGGATGTAAAAGTGATTGGTCTGTCTGGAACGCCGTTTTCTCCGTTTCTGGGAAACTATTATCAACAGCTCCTGAAACCAACAACGATGAAAGAGCTTATCGATAAAGGTGAACTCAGTACCTATGAATTTTATGCACCGACAAAGCCGGACCTGAAAGGCGTAAAACTGACCTCCAGCGATGACTTTGGACAGGACTACAAAGAAGACCAGCTAGCTGAAATCATGGGTGATTCAACGCTGGTGGGCGATATCGTCAAGAACTGGCTGGAGAATGGTAATGATGAACCGACGATCTGCTTTTGCGTCAACGTGGCTCATGCCAATTTTATCACAGTCGAATTTAACAAAGCCGGCGTTAATGCCGAGGTCATCATTGCTGAGACGCCCCCGGAAGAAAGACAGATCATCATTCATCGGTTTGAACAGGGCGTGACAAGAATATTAGTCAGCGTGGGAACACTGATTGCAGGGTTTGATAGTGACGTTCGGTGCATCATTTATGCCCGGCCTACAAAGTCAGAAATTCGTTGGGCTCAAAGTCTTGGCAGAGGCTTAAGGGTTGCGCCGGGAAAGAAAACGTGTCGTATCTTCGACCATTCCGGCACCGTCCATCGTCTCGGTTATCCCGACGACATCGAGTATGACAAATTGCCTTCAAAAAGTGACGGTATGAAAGAGGCTTCTCGCAGTACTGACAGCGACAAAGCTGAAAGGCTCCCGAAGGAGTGCCCTAGTTGCCACTTTATGAAGCCCGTGGGCGTTTATGTCTGCCCGAAGTGCGGATTTAAACCTTTGAGCGGCGAAGATGTGGAAGTGGATCGTTCTCGTGGGCTGAAAAAACTCAACGGCAAGGACCGTACTTACAGTAAGAAAGAAAAACAAAGCTGGTGGTCACAAATCAAATATTACCAGCGCCAGCGGGCGAATCAGGGGAAACCCATTTCCGATGGCTGGTGTGCGCATACCTTTAAAAGCAAGTTCAGTGAGTGGCCGAACGGCTTAGATGATCACCCGGTCGAGCTCACACCGGAAGTGAACAATTTCATTAAATGGAAATTGATTGCTTACGCGAAGAGCCAGGAGAAAAAACAACTCAGTTCAGCCACACAGGGAGGCAGCGAATGAAGACAACGGATGCAGTTATCGGAAAATGGTCGATAGTGTTTGAGCATTACGGCCTGCCTCCTATTACCGGAAAGAGACACTACAAAGGTAAATGTCCAATATGTAGTCAGAAGGGAAAATACCGCTGTGACGATAAAGATGGTCGGGGAACATTCATTTGTGTCTGCAACATTGGTGACGGTTGGAAATTACTTGCGCTGACTCAGAAGAAGGATTTTAAAACGCAGGCAGCAGAAATTGATGAAATTATTGGCAATACGTATACCTATCAGCCTGAAAGCGTTCAATCTTCCATCAATAAAGATGACCGGTCATCATTTCGTGACAAGGTGATTGGGAAGTATTCCACACTGGTGAGCCTGCGCGGAACGTCAGCAGAAAGCTATTTACGCAACCGGGGGATTAACTGTTTACCCGTCGAACAAATCAGGTACTGCAATCATCAGCCAGTAGGAACGAAAGCTTTTCAGGCCATGTATTCTCTTGCGACGGATGATAAAGGTGCGCTGTGTTACCTGCACAGAACATTATTAGACGGTGATAAAAAAGCCAATACACCGACAGCTAAAAAAATGCTGTCACTCCAAAACGACAGTTATTTAGAACATGCGGGATCTGTTGCTATTCGTATATTCCCTGTCTCATCAACACTAGGGATAGCGGAAGGTATAGAGACAGCATTGTCATGTAAACAGATATATGGCTGCAACACGTGGTCGGTGATGAATGCCGCATTAATGAAGCGTTTCAGAGTGCCAGCGGGAGTTAAACACTTAATTATTTTCGCTGATACTGACCTGTATTCAGCAACCGGGCACGCAGCAGCGTTTGAGTGTGCGAGGGGCAATCTCATTGCCAAAAACGATGTAGAAACGGTCAGTATTCGCTGGCCTGATCATGGTGATTTCAATGACGTACTTGTTAACGGTGATGAAGTACGTGAACTGTCTTTTAAGAAGTGGGCGGAATAATGAAACTCGAATCAGCATTAAAACATTTCAGCCCAAAAGGACTGGTAATCAACAGTTCCCCCAAATGCACATCAACGGACCGGATCACGGGTACGGATGTGATGGCGGCATTAGGCATGGCTGAATCTAAAGCGACGTTTGGGATGGCCGCGTTTTTGGGTAAACACGGCGTCAGCAATGAAGATTCTATTCGAACCGTTGAACAGTTGACTTTGTATGCCAGACGTCAGGTACCCAAACTCATTACCAAAGCCAGTGGAAACCGGCTGGGAAAATGTCTTGTGATATTGGCAAAAATGGCCTTTGAGGAATATTCCCGGTCAGCCGCTACAACCACCTCATGTGCTCACTGCAATGGGCGCGGGCTAACATCAGTTCAGCGTGATGTGATTAAGTACGCAGGGTATAAGGATGTGATAGAGCAGCGGGTAGAAACGGAATGGGTGGATGAACTTTGCTCCCCTTGTAACGGCAAAGGGATTGTATCCAGTCGTTGCCGTTGTAACGGTACCGGGAAAGTTGTTGACCGTGAAGCAACGAAAGCTACGGGTGCGCCAGTGATTAAAATCTGTGAGCGTTGTTCTGGCCGTGGTTATAGTCGGGTACCGTCATCAGTGGCATATACAGCAATTAAGGCTCTCCTGCCAGAGCTGACACAATCAAGCTGGTCACGTAACTGGAAGCCATTCTATGAAAAGCTGGTGGCGAAATGTGATATCGAGGAAAGCAGAGCAGAATCTGAATTTAGCAAAGTAACGCGATAAAAAAGAGAGGGCTTGCGTTTTGCATAAACTTGGCGTAATCTCTCCAAATAGTGGGGAATTGTAGCTATGCTCACTAACGAATATTCAGGCCCGCCGATGAGCGGGTTTTTCTATTTCTACCAGTAGCAAACTCAAGGTTTACAGCCAAAGTAAACGACCCCTGAGCGGGGCCGTTGGATTATGGAATTAGCTGTTCTGGAGTACAGTTGTATAGTGCAGCCAGTTTTTCTCGTGTGCGCTTCTGTGGTCTATCTGATGCCTCCCACTGCGATACAGTTGATTGAGCCGTGTTGAGTTTTTCAGCTACCTCATGCTGAGACAGCCCACGATAGATGCGCCAGGCTGCCAGAATAGAGACATCCTGATCAACCATAATGGACACGACGCCGTTAGGCACGGTCACATCATCATATTTTGACGGAGTGTATGGCACATCCTCCCAATCTTCCTTTGTGCTGAGAAGTTTTTCGTATTCAGCTACTGGCAGGACAACATATTGAGGTTTTCCTGCTTCATCATTTATGTATTGCATTTTCATATATTCATCCGTGTAGCCAAGAGTCGCGGTGAATTTAATAATGAGGAAATGGCGGGTTGCCCCGCCTAGTACGTTGTCGATGTTCTCCGTTTGACTGCCATTATCGAGCAGATAACCGGCTCGCCGTCAGTGATTTCGAAGATTATCCTGTATTCACCAACCCGCAGTCTGTATTGGTTATCAAGGTCATGAAGCTTCTTGATGTCCAACATCACTGCGGGGAAAGTTTCAAGCTGGTTAACCTTCTCATTGATAGCTTTCCGGTATCTGGTATCGATTGAAAGCAACTGTTTTCGTGCTTTCCTCGTCCATTGAACCGTAACCATCGTTTCCTCATTTGTTAAAGAGCCTATCCGCCTGGGATGATTAGATAATACGATTTTAATCGTATTCTGTCAATTAAATACGATTAAAATACGATATTGTTTTCAGGCTGCGCATGGCGTGGTCTTTTATTATTTAACTGATGAGCATTAACTTGCGGTTGTAGTTTCTCGTCAGAAAGTTATTATTTACATATAGTTACATTAATTTATTTTTTTTATAATTAGACCATTTGCATTTCCGAAACTACAATTACATCTATTCTAATCAGTTAAAGTTGTGGTAAAAGGATGAGTGGGGAAAATAGAAGTTCTTTTGGTGGAGACATAGTATCAGCTTTCTTTAATGCTAGTTTAGCATTTTATGATAAAAATCCCGTTATAGCTTCAATAGGATACCTTTTGTTAACAGGTTCCGTCCCCCTTTATCTGCTGTTGAGATTCGCAGCTAAAATAAAACAACTAGATAACACAAAAGTTATAGAGAAGTTCAAGCTGGAGGTTGGAGGTCGCAATTCTACTGATAACAAGCCTACATCTACGGTTGTGAATTCTTCTCAAACGGGAGGCTAAAAATGGAAATTTTGATTCCAATTATTGTCATATGCGTAATATTTTTCCATGTTGGAATGTATGTAAGAGTGGTATTTTTACGGCGTTATCTGATGCTTGGCCGTGTTATGGCATTTTTGGAGCACAAGGACGCACCTGACATAATGAAAGAAGTGGTAAAATGTGCATTTATTGATACCGTTTCTATTTCGTTACCACTACATATGATAAAAGCCAGTCAGGATAGAGGCCGGAATGAAGATAGCGAAGAGTTGAGAAGGTTTTCGTCCGAGCTTAATCGTCTGTATGAGCAAGATGAATCTATTATTGTAGAGTTTAATGAAATTATTGAGATGATGTTTTGCTTGAATTTCAAGTTTAACTTTATTCTTTCTTTCTACGCCGCAATCAGAAGATGTAGATTTAGTATACGGTACTCTCCCGGTGAGGTTGGAGGGGGGTATTTGGGTTATAAATATCAACACTAACCTTTCTTAAGGTCGCTTCGGTGGCCTTTTTTATTTCATGCTCCATTAGTTCACTAAGTAAGATAGAGCATCAATTCTAGGTCACATTCCAGTGTGGCCTTTTTTTGTTTTAAAGGCCACTGATGTAAGTATTTTCAGCGAGGCAAGAGAGCGGAAATATTCGACTTAACTGGGATCATCTTATGCATAAGAATATTTGTAGCGCAATTAGGACAAAAGTTTTCCCAAAAACGCCCTTTGGTCGTCGATACGGTTTCACCTGTTGGTTGAAGTATCGATATTTCTCTTTTCTGGAAACAGCGTGCGCAAAGATAGTGCGTTTTGATATCAGAATCTGGAAGCGCCTTCAATCGGTATACCGTCGAACCGGCATCAGTGGTATAGATTTCATAATCCTTGGACTGCAAAGCAAACATCTTGATTTGGGCATTTTCCTCAGTAAGCTTCATTGTGATTTGCTTCTCAGCAAGGTAAAGGCTGGAGAGCTCTGCATGAGCCATTTGTAATTCGCTAATTTTTTCTCTGAGTTCGCCAATGGCATTAGTGATAGTAATTTCATCACGTGCATCTTTTATTACTTTTAACAATTCGAAAGCTTGCTTTGTCGCTGTAATAGCAGCGGCTGCTTCTGTAATCATAGTAGTCTCACATTATTGTAGGGGTGAGTTAATATTAGCCGATTTCTTGTTGTAGGGGTATAGCAGGAAACACGCGCCGGGCGTGAAGTAGTACCCGGCACCACTTCAAGGGCTGCGATCTGACGCGGCCTTTTTCTTTTCACGCCCGTAATCGCGGGGACTTAATCCCCAGCGGGGGTGGAAATATGAAGATGAAAAATAATCCTGATTTATGGGCTGAATTAATAGACGGCTTAAAACATTCGTGGCCGCAAGTATCTGGCACGGCAGCCGCAATATTAATTTGTTGGGGACGTCTGATTTATGACGGAGTGGAATGTAAAAACAAATGGGCTGAATGCCTGTTATGTGGAGTTCTGTCATGGGCGATATCCAGCGGTATTGAGGCGTTCGGTATTTCCTCCGCCGTATCTCCGATGATCGGCGGTGCTGTGGGATTTATCGGTGTTGATAAAATCAGAGAAATGGCTATCCGTGCCATTAACAAACGCATTGGTGATGACAAATGACTAGAGGCATTCGAAATAATAACCCTGGCAACATTGACTATAACGGATTCAATAACTGGCTCGGTCAACTACCTCTTGATCCAAAGATTGAACCCCGGTTCTGCCGGTTTGAGTCACCTGAGTATGGTATCCGGGCGCTGTTCAAGCTACTGCAAAACTACCAACGCAAGCACAATCTGAACACGGTCAGAGAGATTATCAATCGTTACGCGCCGCCACATGAGAATAATACGGAAAGCTACATTCAGTTTGCGGCTAAGAAGGTGGGTGTCTCTGCGGATGATCGGATATCTACCCAAGACAAGATAATCCTGTTCGCTTTAGCTGAAGGTATTATCAAGATGGAGAATGCAAACCAGCAACCCTATTCACCGGAGACGTTCGAACGGGCGTTTGAGATGCTATGAGGAGTTGAGTGATGAGCATTATTCAGATTCTGGTTCCGGTAATTTATTTTGTCGGTGTTATTGCGGCATTTATTATTTTTACATTGATAGAAAAACGCACCAATGATCCGGAATGTCTTGGACTCATTTTGTTTATGTCAATCATGTGGCCACTGTTTGTGATTTTGATGCCAATTGTTTCTGTATTCGCTTTTTTAAACGAGAAATACAATAAATTTGTTGGCAGATGGTCATGAAATTCAACGCTAGTTACTACACGATACTCGCATTAATCGTTATCTCACTGACAGCGTATTACTATCACTCTGAGTTACAGAGAGAACAACGAATTACAAAGCAGCAACAAGAAGACATTCAGCAACTGACTGACACTATCAGCTATCAGAACGCTCACATCACGATGTTGAACGAATTGGATACTAAACACACAAAGGAACTTGCTAATGCGAAATCTGAAATTGATGTTCTTCGTGATGATGTTGCCGCTGGTCGTCGCCGGTTGCGCATCGCGGCCACCTGTAATCAGGGTGAAGCCGGCTCCTCCGGCAGCGTGGGCCATGCAGACACCCCACGACTTAACCCAGCAACTGAACAAGATTATTTCGATCTCCGAAGAATGATTGTTGAGAACGAACAGCAAACGAAATACTTGCAGGACTACATCAAGACTCAGTGTCAATAATGTTTGATATTAGTCATTTTATAAAATTCTACAAAAGATGCTTACATAGTGTCTTTGATAGAGTTTTGTATAAGTATTTGGTGCTGGTGGTATCAAGGTACCACGGGTTTATATTTTGAGATGTAGCATAAAGTTCTAATCCAAACCGTTTCCGATTGATTTAGAAACAATTCAGCGCAGGTTATCGCAGTCTGTTTGTATTAACTACGACATAGCCTCCTTTTCTATCGAGTGTACAACAGAGTCAAAAATAACCAACACCCCTGAAAGCGGCATATTGTTGGCAACATCAGCCATAGGTAGAAGAAATGGTGTGACAGCCGGAGAGACGGCCATTAAATATTAAAGTGAGGATAATATGAAAATATTCAACGTAATTATGATAAACGGCACGATGACACTATCAGCCGACATAAACAAAGATTTTTGGCTGGAAATATCGCCCACAGTCGGCTGGATTAAGTTCGAGAAGTTACGTGATGAAAGTGAATTTATCCAAGATGGATCATTGTTTCAAGCCACCGAACTGCGTCCGGCACATGAGCAAGCCCCTTCTTCACCAGTTCAAGCACAATGTGTTTTGTGGTCTCGTAAGGAAGCTGTTTTAGCTGATCTAAATATTTCTTCTTATCTTCGGGGGATTGGTCAGATTGCTCAATAAATTTAACTATCTGTTGAATTGTTTCATCATGGACCTTAATGGTGACAACATTGAGTATTGCTGACAATCCACCATCGTTAAGCATGAAATCTACACCATTTCGTGTTGCCCGTATTGTTCCGAGCATAGGGATAATTCCGCTCATAACATGTTCATATCCGCCTTCAATAAGTCCGTGTTCATTTAAATAGACAATATTGGCTACCAATTTATCATTGGGTATGTCAGCTAATGAGGGCGGATAGTAGAGAATATTGCCAGTTGAATTGGGATAGCAAGATGCCGCGACTGAAAGAATATCTCGTTGAAGCTGTCTATCAAATTTTTCATTAAACATTGTTAGTACCTCATTCGATGATATAGGAGTCGAGTAAGGTACCATTTCACTTAAGGCCATTCTGTGAGTGGCTACGATAATACTGATAACTCATGCTACCGCCTGTTCCTATCGCATACAGGCTGGTGGCATTCAGAGGAAATAACATGCCTGCGAGAATTCCACGCGCTTGTCGCAAGCGTGGTTGCGCACGCACAACAACGGATCGTTCTGGTTACTGTCAGCAGCATATCAATACTGGCTGGGAGAACCACCAGCAAGGTAAGAGTCGTCACGAACGCGGCTATGGTAGTAAGTGGGATGTCATACGCCCGCGGGTATTGAAGCGTGATAAATATTTGTGCCAAGCCTGCTTACATAATGGCAGAGCAACCACCGCCACCACTGTAGACCACATCATTCCCAAGGCACATGGCGGTACCGATGATGATAATAATCTGCAATCACTATGCTGGCCTTGCCATGGACGCAAGACAGCAACGGAGAGAACGAGATGAGTTGTTCCTATTGTGGCTCACGTCTACACACTATTGCTAATTGCCCTAAGACATGGGGTGGTTCAGTGCGCCGAATACATTTATGTTGTTCATACTGTGGACATCAGGGACATAATTCCAATGCGTGTCCACGCAATGCCAGCTCAAGTAGCAGACGGAAGGTAAATGATAATTACTTTCTGGACTGATGTAATGGCTTCTCAAGGGGGAGGGGCGGGTCAAATCCCTACCCCTTTCGCTTTATGGGACCGCCGCCTCAGTCGAATTTTTATACCCGCGAAAAATGAAATTTAATCCGGGAGACAAATTAGGCCAATTTAAGTTTAATTTTCCGCTGTATTTTTAATTTTTATTCCATTTTGGGAGATTTTTATTTATGGCTGGAACGGCTGGCCGATCCGGTCGCCGGGCTAAGCCTACTGCACGTAAGGAATTGGCTGGCAATCCCGGTAAACGCGCCCTGAATAAAGATGAGCCGGTATTCACGCCCTTAAAAGGGGTTTTGCCACCTGACTGGTTTCAAGAGAATGGATTAAATCTTGCAACCACAATGTGGGAACTCACCGTGGGGGAGCTGTGTGGACAGGGAATTTTGTGTGTTACCGATCTTGCTGTGTTAGAGCGTTGGTGTGTAGCGTATGAGTTCTGGCGGCGGGCAGTTGTGAATATTGCTATGCAGGGTAATACAGTAACCGGCGCGACGGGTGGACCGATAAAAAACCCGGAGTTAACGGCAAAGAAAGAACAAGAATCAGAGATGAGTGCCACGGGTTCAATGTTGGGGTTAGATCCCAGCAGCCGCCAGCGATTAATTGGAGCCGCAGGTAAGGCTAAAACAGAGAATCCCTTTATTAAGATAATCACATCATGAGTCGCAAATCTTATCCCAATGTTAACGCTGCAAATCAATATGCTCGTGATGTTGTCCGTGGAAAAGTTATAGCCTGTCAATATGTGATTGATGCCTGTCAGCGGCATATTGATGATTTATCCCAGGAAAAAAATAAAAAGTTTCGCTATCGTTTTGACAAAGATTTGGCAGAAAAAGCCGCCCGGTTTATCCAACTTCTCCCACACACGAAAGGCGAGTGGGCGTTTAAACGGATGCCGATCACGCTGGAACCCTGGCAGCTATTTATTGTGTGTTCGGCGTTTGGGTGGGTGCATAAGGGCACAAAGCTGCGGCGTTTTCGTGAAGTGTATACAGAAGTTCCCCGTAAAAACGGGAAATCAGCGACTTCAGCCGGTGTCGCTTTATTTTGCTTCACTTGTGATGATGAGTTCGGTGCCGAAGTTTATTCTGGTGCAACAACTGAAAAACAGGCGTGGGAAGTTTTCAGACCGGCTCGGTTAATGTGTAAACGCACTCCTTTATTGACAGAAGCGTTTGGTATTGAAGTGAATGCCAAAAACATGAACCGTCCTGAAGATGGTGCCCGGTTTGAACCCCTAATTGGCAATCCGGGGGATGGGGCAAGTCCGCATTGTGCGATTGTTGACGAGTATCATGAACACGATACTGATGCACTTTATACAACGATGTTAACAGGAATGGGTTCTCGTCGTCAGCCGTTGCTGTGGGCGATCACAACGGCAGGTTATAACATTGAAGGTCCATGCTATGACAAGCGGCGTGAAGTGATTGAGATGCTTAACGGGACGGTACCCAATGATGAGTTATTCGGTGTGATTTATACGGTTGATGACGGAGATGAGTGGACAGACCCGAAAACACTCAGGAAAGCTAATCCCAACATGGGGGTTTCTGTCTATTCTGATTTTCTCTTGAGTCAGCAAAACAGGGCAAAGAATAATGCTCGTTTGGCTAACGTGTTCAAAACTAAACACTTGAACATTTGGGTATCTGCCAGGGCGGCCTACTTCAATTTAGTGAGCTGGAGAGAGTGTGAAGATAAGACACTGACGTTAGAACAATTTGAGGGGCAGCCCTGCATTCTCTCTTTCGACTTAGCAAGAAAGTTGGATATGAATTCCAAGGTCAAACTTTTTTATCGCGAAATTGACGGGAAAAGGCATTATTACTGTATTGCGCCCAAGTTTTATGTGCCGTATGACACGATATATAGCACTGATACAGATCAACAGCGGACAGCAGAGCGCTATCAAAAGTGGGTGAATACCGGGCATTTAACGGTTACAGACGGTGCTGAAATTGATTATCGGGTTATTCTTGAGGACGCTAAAGCCGTTAACATAGACAATCCGGTGGAAGAGTCTCCCATTGATCCCCACGGTGCCACGAATCTGTCGCATCAATTAGCTGATGAAGGGTTAAACCCAATAACTATTATCCAAAATTACACTAACATGTCAGATCCCATGAAGGAGTTGGAGGCGGCTATCGAATCTGAACGTTTCCACCATGACGGGAACCCAATCATGACATGGTGTATAGGTAACGTGGTTGGTAAATATCTGCCGGGGAATGATGATGTCGTTCGCCCTATTAAAGAACAGCCCGAAAACAAAATCGACGGTGCCGTGGCGCTCATGATGGCGATTGGCCGGGCCATGTTAAATGAGCCTTCTGACTTCCTTTCCTCTCTCGATCCTGACGAAGAATTATTAATGCTATGAAACTACTGATTATAGATTTGCTGGGGCTAACAGGCTTCGGCTTACTCGTGTTCGGGCTTTACCTGCAATACGGCACGGCTATTGCTTTACAAGCGGGAGGCGGCGGACTGTTGGCATTTGCACTGATAGCAGCATGGAGGAATAAGCGTGTTACTTGATGCTATTTTTCGCAGCGAGCCACTGGAGAACCCCGCCAATCCTATCACAGGTGAAAATCTTGATGAAGGGTTTAGGTCCGGTGATGTTTACGTCAGCCCAGAAACTTCAATGAAATTATCGGCGGTCTACGCCTGTATCTATGTATTGTCATCTAACGTTGCCCAGATGCCGTTGCATGTGATGAGGAAGATAGGAGACACAGTAGAACAAGCACGGGATCACCCGGTTTTTTACTTGATACACGATGAGCCGAACGACTGGCAAACTAGCTATAAATGGCGGGAACTGAAACAGCGTCACATCCTTGGCTGGGGTAACGGCTACACCTGGGTTAAGCGTAATCGACGAGGAGAAGTGACGGCAATAGATGCTTGTATGCCGTGGGAAACTACCCTTTTGAATACAGGCGGGCGCTATACATACGGGGTGTATAACGAAGAGGGCAACTTTGCAGTCAGTCCTCATGACATGATCCATATCCGGGCGCTGGGTAATAACCAAAAAATGGGTTTAAGCCCCATTTTGCAGCACGCTGAAACTATTGGCATGGGAATGAGCGGGCAGCAGTACACAAGTAACTTTTTTGGCGGTAATGCGCGTCCGGCCGGGATTGTTTCAGTAAAAGGAGAGCTAAAAAAAGACTCCTGGGAACGGCTGAAAGATGTTTGGCGGAAAGCGGCGCAGGCTCTTCGAAATCAGGAAAATAAAACGTTGCTGCTCCCTGCCGATCTTGATTACAAAGCGCTGACTGTTTCCCCGGTCGATGCTCAGTTAATTGATTTAATGAAACTGAACAGGTCACAGATAGCCGGGATTTTTAACGTCCCGGCGCACATGATTAATGATCTGGAAAAGGCCACGTTCTCTAACATTACTCAGCAAGCGATTCAATTTGTCCGCTATACGATAATGCCCTGGGTTACTAACTGGGAGCAGGAATTAAATCGTCGCTTATTTACTTTCGTAGAGCGCAAGGCAGGTTATTACGTTCGCTTTAATCTTGCCGGATTGCTCCGGGGCACACCACAAGAACGCGCCCAATTTTATCATTTCGCTATTACTGACGGTTGGATGAGTCGAAACGAGGTTCGCGCTCTTGAAGATATGAACCCTGTCGCCGGGCTGGATGAAATGCTTGTCAGTGTCAATGCGGCCAACCCTGTTAATACAGAAGATAAAGAGGAAAAACAGAATGAGTGACAGAGAAATGCGCTGTTACAGTGGTGAAGTCCGCGCCGAACAACACGAGAACCAACCAACGCGAATTGTGGGTTATGGCTCGGTGTTTAATAGCCGTTCGGAACCGATGTGGGGATTCAGAGAAATTATTAAGCCCGGCGCTTTTGATGATGTGCTGAATGATGATGTTCGTGGCCTATTTAACCATGATCCTAATTTTATTTTAGGTCGCTCAGCATCAGGAACGTTGTCGTTATCTGTTGATGAGCGCGGATTACAATATGACATTCAGGCACCGGATACCCAGGCTATCCGCGATCTGGTACTGGCCCCGATGTTACGCGGTGACATTAATCAGTCTTCGTTTGCATTCCGTGTCTCCAGAGATGGCGAAGATTGGTACGAAGATGATGAGGGAATTATTATCCGGGAAATCAGTAAATTTTCGCGCTTGTTTGATGTTAGCCCGGTGACTTATCCGGCGTATCAAGAAGCTGATTCAGCCGTCCGCTCCATGAAAGCCTGGCAAGAAGCGCAAGACAACGGAGCTCTCAAAAAGGCGATTAACAAAAGAATGGCGCGTGAGCGTCTAATGACTTTATTAAATATTTAGGAATGACAATGAAATTACATGATTTAAAACAAAAACGTAACACGATTGCGACTGACATGCGTGCCTTGCATGACAAGATCGGTGATAACAACTGGACGGATGAACAGCGTACAGAATGGAATAAAGCAAAAGATGAGTTACAAAAACTGGATGATCAGATTTCACGCGAAGAAGAGCTTCGGACTCTTGATCAGCAATTTATTGAAGAGACTCAGAAAGAACAGCGTCAGCATTTGAACAATGACCCGGAAAAGCAGCAGCAGGAAAAACGCGCTGCGGCGTTTGATAAATTTCTGCGTCATGGCCTTGGTGAGATGAATGCTGAAGAACGCCAGGCATTAAAAGAACTCCGTGCACAAGGGACAACACCGGATGAGAAGGGCGGCTATACCGTGCCGACTCAAATGTTGAACAAGATCGTTGATGCTATGAAAGCCTACGGCGGTATTGCCAGCGTCGCTCAAGTCCTGAATACCTCAAACGGTCAGCCGATTGAGTGGGCGACATCGGATGGGACAACAGAAGAGGGTGAACTGTTGGGGGAAAACACGGCGGCATCAGAAGAAGATGTGGAGTTCGGTCATGCCACGCTTGGGGCTAAAAAATTAAGCTCAAAAATCATTCGTATTTCAGACGAATTGCTACAAGATAGCGGGGTTGATATTGAAGCTTATCTGGCTGGCCGCATTGCGCAGCGTATAGGGCGTGGTGAAGCTAAATATCTTGTCAAGGGAACCGGGGCGGGTACCCCGCTACAACCGAAAGGTCTGGAGGTTTCCGTGACAGGGACGACAACCGCTAAAGCGGCTACACTTGACTGGACGGATATCAATACGCTGAAACATAGCATTGACTCTGCTTACCGCAATGGACCTAAATTCCGTTTGGCTTTTAACGATTCAACCTTAAAGGCTCTCACAGAGCTGGTAGACGGTAATAAACGCCCATTGTGGTTGCCGGATATAGTCGGGGTTGCGCCTGCGTCGGTCTTGGGTATGCAGTACGTTATCGATCAGGCTATTGCGGATATGGCGGCAGGCAAGAAGTTCATTTATTGCGGTGATTTCAACCGCTTTATTTTGCGTCGTATCACATACATGACACTGAAACGATTGGTTGAGCGCTACGCAGAGTTTGACCAAACGGCATTCTTGGCATTTCACCGTTTTGACTGCGTATTAGAAGATACGGCGGCAATTAAAGCGCTGGTGGGTGCCGGTAAAAGCACAACTTAAGAATCCCGCATGCGTTCAATGACTACCGCTGATAGCGGTTTTTTTATGCCTGTAATCTGGCAACGGGTTACGGGCTGGGTGATTTATGGTACCGACAATTGAAGAACTAAGAACTCAGTGCCGTATCGACAATACGGAAGAAGATAACTTACTTGTAACGTATGCAAAAGCAGCACGTCAGCGCGCCGAGAATTTTATTAACCGCCCACTTTTTGATGACCGTGTACCCGATGATATCAGTGAGGGCTTGGTTATTATTGACGATATCAAATTAGCGATCATGCTAGCTGTCGGGTTCTGGTATGAAAACCGGGAGCCTAAAGTCCTCCCCGCGGGATTCAAAAATTTGTTGGAACCTTACCGATTTATCCCATTGTGAGAAGATAAATGATTGAAACAGGCAAACTACGTTTCCGTGTCGGTTTGTATCGTGTCACAACAGTGCGTGATCCAAAAACGGGGGCAGAAAAAACAACCTCCGAGTTAGTTGCTACTGTGTGGTCGGGTGTTGAACCTATATCCAATAGAAAAATCAGGACACTGGATCAACAACAGGTTGTTGAAACGCTGTTGTTTACTTTGCGTCCGCGTAAGGATGTAGATATTGACTGGCAAATAGTTTGGAAAGGCCGCGTGTTTACCGTTCGTGCAGCAGACCGCACAAAACCCGACAAACTCCTCATCACAGCAGAGGCGGACACCCGGCATGATCGAATATGACATTAAGTCCTCGCTAGAGGAAATCACCGGATTACCCGCTTACCCTTTGTTACTCCCTGACAATATTCAGGAAGGGGTGACATACCAGCGTATCAGTGATCCGAAGTTTGACACTGGTCTGGCGGCCACTTCGTTAGTCAACGCTCGGTTTCAGATAGCGATTTATCTCATTGATGACTATGCCCGTCTGCTTGAACTAGACAAGACCGTCATAAGGACATGGGAAAGTATCACTCACGGTTATATTAGGCAATATCCCGTTCAAACAGTCACAAGAGGGGTTTTACACCAGGATAAAACCGATCTGACAAAAGGCAGGGTACAATACCGTATCACCCGTGATTTCATTATCTGCTATTTGGAGAATGTCCGTGATTAGAGTGGAAGTGAAAGGGCTGAAAGACCTGGAATACGAACTGAATCAGTTGGGTGAGGAAATCACCGCTAAAATATTACGTGATGCAGGTCGGGAAGCTTTAGCGATTGTCAGAGATGACATGAAAGAGCATGCGGGTTATGACAAAACAAGTCCCGGACCGCATATGCGCGACAGTATCAAAATTCGCAGTACAAACAGAATGAAAGATGAGACATCGTTGACCGTGATGACGCTTAAAGTTGGCCCCAGTAAAGAACATCACATGAAAGCGTTAGCACAAGAGTTCGGAACTTCAAAACAAATCCCAAAACCCTTTATTCGTCCCGCCCTTGACTACAACAGAACGGCAGTATTAAAGACACTTGTGACAGAAATCCGCGCCGCTTTAAGTAATTATAGTAAATAGATCAATTATTGGAGTAACGATTATGGCTGATAAATCGTCGCCAGAGTATGCCATGCTTCCCGCTGGCACCGTGGTTAAATTTGGTAAACTGGCTGAAACCGTTGATGTAATGAAACCACTCATAAACTGTAAAGCGCTTGGCGCAACAGGGTTAACAGGCAGCTTCATTGATTGCACAACTCTTATTGATACGAATAAGCAGTTTATTTCTGACATGCCCGAAGGCCCTGAAAAAACACTGGGGTTCGTTGATGATCCTGACAATGTCAATTTCACGGCGTTTCTGAATGCCGCCCAGCAGCGTGAAACCGTGCAGCTCTATGTTGAATTGCCCAATAAACGCACGGCAACCATGTTATTAGCGCTGTCGGGTTGGGAAATGAACGAAATTACCGCGCCTGCCAGTGAAGTGATTCAGATCACGGTAAAAGGCAAACAAAATAACCTCATATGGGGTGTTGTCTCGGCCACCCAACCCACCGGGGGCAATAAATGAGTTTAAAAACCGATCTTCTTTCACCCGTCAACAGCGCAAAAGCGTATACGTTATTTGGTGCAAACGTCTTTCTTCGTCGTCTCTCTGTTAATGAATTGTATTTACATGAACAGGCGCTGAAAGAGGCGGATTCTGACAATATGAAAGCCAGTATTGCCGGCGCTAAGCTGATTTTGTCAGCGATTACAAATGAAAACGGTGATCCCGTCCCGTCTTCGGACCTCCCTTCTCCTGAAGAATTGCTAAGTATTCACGACACGGTTTCTTTCATTGACGCGCTGAATACCGTGCAAAAGCATAGCTACGGCACGGTGGAGGAAGCCCAAAAAAACTGATTGACTCACCCGCGCTGCGGCTAATTTTTGCGTTAGCGGACAGGTGGGGTGAGCCAGATCCAAGAAAAATCGCTGCCTTGCCTGCGGATGTCTTTCAGTACTGGCAGGCATTTTTTGCTCTGAATGCTAATGAGGCTGAATCAGCGCCTAAAAGTGAAGCAGAGGCGCAATGTCATGATGTAATGAGGATTTTAAATGGCTGACGTCGCAAGTCTGGCGGTTGCATTGCATCTGAATGCCGCCAGTTTTAAATCACAGGTGGTTGATGCTTATCGTTCCGCCGCGACTGAATCAAAAAAATTCAGCGCGGGGGCGCAACAGGATTCATTAAATACCAGTACCGCGTTAGCCAAAGTGGGACAGCAGGCAAAAAGCGCGGGCGCGCAAATTAATCAGTTTGGCGGTAGTTTGAACCGCGCACAAGGTGGGGTAGGCCACTTACGGTACGTGTTAGACAGCCTGGCGGCGGGGAGCAATGTAGCCGCCAGTTCGCTAACCGGGGCGCTTGTCCCCGCCATTGAGAAGACATTCGGCAATATTAATACGCTGTCTTTTTCACTACAGGAGCAAAAACGCGCCGCGGCGGAAGTGGCGGCTCAGTCAATGAGAACGGCGCGGGCGCAAATTGAACAAGCGCAATCAGCTCGCACAAGCGCACAAAGCCAGTTTCAGTTAGCAAAGCGTGCCAGAGAGCAGGCTATTGCACAGCGCGAACAGGCATTTGCTTTAGATGAACACTATGCGCGACAAGTTGAAATCAATAAGCAGTATGGTGTTACCGCTAAGTATACCGCAGAGCACGCAAAGAACGCTCGCGCGATTGAAGAGGCGAACATTGCTGAGGCGGCGGCTAAAGAGAAAATGCTGACGGCGACGCGCGCGATTGTCGCCGCGGATAAAAGTGAATCTGACGGTAAACGCGGTCTGCTGGTAGCGACCAATCAGATGACCGCGGCCAATCGTGAGCTGTCATTCGGTGCCCGTGCGGCGGCTGCCAGTACCAATTTGTTGCGAAGTTCACTGGCGCTGATGGGCGGACCGGTTGGCGTGGCGGTACTGGCAACCGTGGCCGCGTTTACCGCGTTGTGGTCACACATCAAAAGCGCCGAGGAACAACAAAAAGCCTTTAATGCAGCGATCATGAAAGGCGGGACCGGGTTAACCACCACCGCGTATGATCTCGAACAACTCTCCCTGTCGCTCGGCGGCACGGCGGAGGCGATAAAATCCGTGACCGCCGCGGCGGCTGCGGGGCTAACCGGTGATATGCTAACGCAGGTTTCCGCACTGGGGAAAAGGCTGGAAGAGGCTGGCGGAAGTGTTGATAACTTGATTTCACGGCTTGTCAGTATCGGCAATGAGCCCCTTAAGGCGCTTGAAAGCTTAACAAATCAGGGCATGATTTTAGATGCCACTATTGTTCAACAGATTGCGAATCTTGAGCGTGCTGGAAAAACCGAAGAAGCCAAAGAACTCGCTAGGGCTAAGGCGCTTCAGGCTGAAAAGAAGCAGCATGAAGAATCTCTCGCTTACAGCAAAAAGCAGACGGAGCAACTTAAAAACCTGACAACAGAGTGGGGGTATCTGGCAACCGCCATAGGTACAACGAGCGCGATCCAGTTACAAGCCATGCAAGATGCCGAGCGGGAAAAAGTGTTAGCTAAACAGGCGGAAGAAAATAGGCAGCGCCAGAAGACCGCACAACAACAAAAGCAGGATGCTATTGATTTAATTAAAACTGAAAACCAGATTACCGCCGCTGTCAATGCAGGCATAGATCCACAAAAAGAACGCGCCCGTCTGACAAAGGAAATCAAAGCGCGTCATGATGCCGGGAAAATGAGTGTGGAGCAGTACGCACAAGCGCTCAAAGGGCTGGATAAAATGTATAGCAGTCCATCTAAATCCTTTACAGACAGTGAAGGGGTTAGGCGTCTTCAGGAGTTAAGAGAGCAAACAGCGACATTAAAAGCCCAGGCTAATGAATCAGTGAACTTAACGGCTTCTCAGCGGAAACTTGTAGCATTTGAGCAGGAAATCGCTGATTTAAAAGGGAAAAGGCTGACGGATGGGCAAAAAAGTCTGTTTGCAATGAAAGAAGAAATTGCTGCTCAGTTAAAACAAAATATTTTACTTGAAAAAGCCAATGAACAACGCGAGTTGAGTAAAAAGTTGCATGAACAAACACGGGATATGGTCGCCCGTACTTACTCTCTTCAACAGGATGCCGATAATCAGATTGCCCAAATAACGATGCCCTCAGCAGATTACGATCAAATGGTTGCCGAGCAACAAATCCGGGATGATTTTCGCCAACGGCGTTGGCAGTTAGACAAGGAGGTTTCTGATAAAACCTCGGCTTTATATGTCGAACAAACCGGCATCTTACAAAGCGAGCAACAACGGCAACTGGACATTGTCAGAAACACAGCACAGCAAAAAGCCGAGGTGGAAGGCAGTTTTTCGTCGGGGCTGAAAAAAGGGTTTTCAGACTGGGGGGAGGGGGCTAACAACGCGTTTACTAACATGCGTGACATCTCAACAAAGGCGCTTGATGGCATGGCGAATTCACTGACAGAGTTGGCGACAACGGGTAAAGCGAGCTTTGGTGATATGGCGAAATCTATCATTAAAGACCTGGCGAGTATGACTATCAAAATGGCAATGTTTAATGCCGTCAAAGCGGGTATGTCATTTTTTGGCTTTGGCGGCGGCAGTGCTCCCAGCCCCACATTGAACGCTAAAGGAGGAATTTATTCGTCTCCAAGTTTAAGCGCATATAGCGGACAAATTGTTAGTAGCCCGACGTTGTTTGCATTTGCTAAAGGCGCGACGGGCTTAATGGGTGAAGCTGGACCAGAGGCAATTTTACCGCTAAAACGTGGGCCTGATGGATCGCTCGGTGTCCGCGCGTCCGGTTCGACTCAATCCGGCACGGCAGCCCCCCAAGTTTACATTACTATCAGTGACAACGGTCAAATCTCGCAAACTGCTTCGCCGGGGTTGGAACAATTTGGCAGTTCAATTGGTCAATTTGTTGATAGCCGCTATCGCGAACTCCGCGACAAAGACCTACGACCGGGTGGCCCGTTATGGAGAAGATAATTGAATGATTGAAACATTTAACTGGAGTCCCCGAACCAGTGCTGCCTCTGACGTGGGGTTTCGTATTAGAAAGGCTCAGTTCGGGGATGGTTATATTCAAGTTGCCGGTGACGGTATTAATCCGCGAAACCAAAAATGGGAATTATCATTTGTCGGTAACGAGGCGTATATCCGGGCAATTATTGATTTCCTTGATCGTCATGGCGGTTATAAATCTTTTCAATGGCGTCCGCCACTTTCGGATACTGGCCTCTATCGTTGCGATGCATACAAGCCAACCGCCCTCGGCGGCGGGAATTACTCACTGTCTGCCAGTTTCATTCAAGCCTATCACCCTTAGGAGCATAATTATGATAAATGCTGATGTGCAAAAATTAGAACCGGGCAGCACCCTTCGATTATATGAAGTTGACGGAACGGCGTTCGGGGCCGATATCTTAAGGTTTCACAATGAGACCATTCCTTATACAGCAAAAGAGTTAGCTACGGCAGGGGGTAACGCCGCAGCGTTAAAGAAGAAATCGATCTGGTGGCAAGGGAAAGAGTACGGGCCGTGGCCGGTAAAAATCGAAGGCTTAGATATGTCCAGTGACGGTCAGTCTGCCCGGCCAAAATTAACGGTTGCGAATATTGACGGGTTGATCACAGCGCTATGCCTGAGATTTGATGATATGGTCCAGGCGAAAGTGACTATTCGTGACACTTTTGTTCATTATCTTGACGCCACTAATTTCAAAGATGGCAACCCAACAGCCGATCCTGAACAAGAGAGAGTACAAGTTTTCTATATCGACAGGAAAGAATCAGAAGATGACGAAGCTGTAAAGTTTGAGCTTGCCAGTCCTGCGGATCTACAAGGATTGAAAATACCGACACGGCAGATTCATAGTCTGTGTGAATGGTGTGCAAGGGGCTGGTACCGAACAGGAAAAGGCTGTGATTATGCAGGTGCCCGGTATTTTGATGAAAACGATAACCCGGTTGATGACCCGAGCAAAGATAAATGTTCCGGTCTGTTGTCAGGCTGTCAGTCACGGTTTGGTAAAGATGAGCCATTGCCGTTCGGCGGTTTCCCCGGCTCGGCATTAATCAGGCGGTGACAATGCATGACAAGACATTGAAAGCGATCATGACTCATGCTGAATCAGAATACCCGAAGGAATGCTGCGGGGTGATTGCGCAAAAAAGCCGGGTAGAAAAGTATTTCCCATGCCGAAATTTGGCAACAAAACCCGAAGAGCAATTTCATCTTGATCCTGTTGACTATATTCACGCGGAAGGCTGGGGAACGGTGACCGCGATTGTTCACAGTCACCCGGACGCAACGACCCAACCCTCTGAATTAGACAAGGCTCAATGTGATGCCACTGAATTACCCTGGCATATTGTCAGTTGGCCTGAAGGGGATTTAAGGACTATTTACCCGCGAGGAGAGCTGCCTTTAATTGGCCGTCAGTTCATATTGGGTCATACGGACTGCTGGGGCCTCATCATGAGCTACTTTAAGCAGGAGCACGGTATTGAACTGAATGATTACCGGGTAGACTATCACTGGTGGGAAAATGGCAAAGAAAACCGTTACTTAGATAACTGGTATGAATGCGGCTTTCGTGAGTTCAGCGACGAACCTCGGCAAGGTGATATGGTGATCATGCAAGTTTCTGCTCAGGTAGCGAACCATGCCGGCATTCTTCTGTCTGATAATATGTTACTACATCATATGTATGGACAATTGAGTCAGCGGGTGCCGTATGGGGGATATTGGAAAGAGCGGACTTTGAAAATATTGAGGTACAAGGCGTTTACTTAGCAATATTTTCTTTAAGGAATAATCCCTTTAAGCAACTGTATAGCTTTAGCGTTAACTTTTAGTCTGGGAGAAAGCAATGAAGAAAACTATTCTTATTCCGTTACTTATTTTGGTAGGTTGTTCAAGCATTCAGGACATGAGAAATCGTGAGCCTAATCAAGTTTCTGTATCCACAAAGCAAGCTAAGAATGTAGCTGAATGCATCCTATTTGGTTGGCAAGAAAATAGCCCAAGATATGGAGGTGTTTTTATTCAACCATATGGTAATGGTTATACAGTATACTCTAATTCTCAACTTGAGGTTGCTGATGTGATAAATGACAATAATATTGTTAAAGTTAATTTTTATCATCAAAGTGGGTTATTTAGTTACAGAATAAATACCCGAATTGAGAAAATAGAAAATTGCATATAAAGTAAAACTAAAGCCTCCCTTGGAGGTTTTTTTGAGGTTAATTATGGCTTTTATTGATGTACCCATGCGGACAATTCGCATGCACGGACCTTTAATTAAACGTTTTGGAAAAGAATTTAAATACAAAGCGCTGGATGCGAAAAAAGCAATTGATGCTATGCGTTGTTTATTGCCGGGCTTTGAAAAATATATGATTGAAGCTCACAAGAAAGGACTGACATTTGCTATTTTTTGTGGCGGTAAAAATATCAGCAAAGATGAACTTGATATGACAAAAGGCACTGAGGATATTCATATTTTACCTGTCATTATTGGCAGTAAACGTGGAGGGTTATTCCAAACAATACTTGGTGTTGCTTTAATTACTGCTGCTGCTATTGCATCCGGGGGAATAGCTGCGGCATTTACAGCCGGGGGGATGTGGGGAACTACTGCAATGGTAGGCGCATCAATGGCCCTCGGCGGTGTTGTTCAAATGCTTTCACCCCAAATGCCCGGCTTGAGAATGCGAGAATCTCCTGATAATAAGCCGAGCTATGCTTTTGGTGGGCCAGTTAACACTACAGCGCAAGGTAATCCCGTTTCTGTTCTGTACGGAACACGCGAAATCGGCGGAGCAATTATTTCAGCGGGGATATATACCGAAGATCAACAGTAATACAATGTAATAGATATATGCATTTCACTTTGATATATTTTGTGCGGGCGCTTGAGACTATCTGTCTCTGGCGTGCTGGAGCAGATAGAAGAAAGCCCCATCCGACTATAAATCGAAATGAGGCCAGTTCTTATGCTCAGCAACATAAGATTAGCCTCTTACACGCCGAAAGGCAAGGAGACGCTAACCATGAAACAGCAAAAAGCGATATTTATCGCCATCGTTATTTGTGCTACCGCTTTGGCGGCTGTACTTATCATGAGAAAGGACCTCTGCGAGATCCGCATCAGAAGCGGAAAAACGGAGGTTGCTGTTTTCATGGATTACGAAACCAAGTAAGAGCAACGGCGGGGAGCAATCCCCGCCATCTCTTGTTGAGCATGGCTCTCAAGCGCCCTATCACAACTATCTCGTCATTCTATTCATTTCTAAGCCGCTTAATTGCGGTTTTTTTTATTTTTAACCAACCTGCCGGAGCAGGTTTTTTTGTGAGTGAAACATGGCAAAAGTAATTAAAGGTCAAAAAGGCGGTGGCGGTAAGCAGAGAACCCCAATTGAAGCCCCGGATTCAATTCAATCAATATCTAAAGCCAAGCTACTAATAGCTCTTGGTGAAGGTGAATTTGCTGGTGGGTTAGATGGTACCAATATTTATTTAGATGATACGCCTATTGCTAATACTGATGGCAGCTTAAACTTTGCCGGGGTTAAATGGGAGTTCCGACCAGGCACCCAGTCACAAGAATACATTCAGGGAATACCCGCGGCGGAAAATGAGATCAGGATAAATACAGAACTGAAGAGTGATCATCCGTGGATACGTGCTGTTTCTAATACCAAATTATCTGCTGTCCGCTTGCGCTTCGGCTGGCCGCAATTGCAGCGTCAAAAAGATAACGGGGATACAGTGGGTTATCGCATTGAGTATGCAATAGATGTGGCTACCGATGGTGGGGCTTACAAAGAAGTATTAAAAGCCGCGATTGATGGTAAAACAACAACATTGTATGAACGCTCTTATCGCATAGATTTACCCAGTGCGACAACTGGCTGGCAAATCCGTGTACGACGGCTGACGCCGAACAGTAGCAGCAATAGAATTGCAGATAAAATGCTAGTGCAAGCGATCACCGAAGTTATCGATGCAAAACTTCGGTACCCAAATACTGCATTGCTCTATGTTGAGTTTGATTCAAAGCAATTCCCAGATATTCCTAGAATCAGTTGCAAGCCAAAGGGCCGTATTATCCGTGTGCCGTCAAACTATGATCCTGTTAATCGTATATATTCGGGGATATGGGACGGTACGTTTAAGTGGGCGCATTCAGATAATCCTGCCTGGATTTTTTATGACATTCTCTTGTCAGATATGTTTGGACTGGGAAACCGAATCAATTCGACATTAATCAGTGAGGCGGAGCTTTACCGTATTGCTCAGTATTGCGACCAGCCAGTCCCTGACGGTCGGGGCGGTAGTGGAAAAGAACCCCGTTTTACGTGCAATGTCTATATTCAGTCTCGCAATGAAGCTTGGACTGTATTACATGATTTTGCGTCGATTTTCAGAGGGATGACTTATTGGGGACAAAATCAACTCGTTGCACTCGCTGATATGCCACGTGACATGGATTACATTTTTAACCAGTCAAATGTTATCAATGGAAAATTTGTTTATTCAGCAAGCAGTGAACGGACCCGGTATACAACCGCTATGGTCAGTTGGTCAGATCCCGATAATCACTATGCTGATGCTATTGAACCAGTCTATGAAAATAGTTTAGTGCGTCGCTACGGTATCAATCAGACTGAAATTACTGCTATTGGCTGCACTCGTCAAAGCGAGGCGAATCGCCGTGGAAGATGGATATTACTGACAAACAGCGAAGATGACACCGTATCGTTCAGCGTTGGTTTAGAAGGACAGATACCTTTACCAGGCCATATTATCGGTGTTGCTAACAGAAACCGCGCGGGCCGCATAATTGGCGGGCGTATCAGTGCTGTGTCGGAACGCAACATTACGTTAGATCGTGTTGCTGACGTTAAAACCGGTGATCGATTATTGATTAACTTACCTTCTGGTGCATCTCAGGCAAGAACGGTACAAGCAGTTAGCGGCAAAGTCGTTACTGTCACGACACCTTACAGCGAAACCCCGGCTGTTGAGTCAGGTTGGGCGATTGATGCTAATGATCTCTTTGTTCAGCAATTTAGGGTTACTAGTGTGCGTGACAAAGGGGATAACACGTTTGAAATCAGCGCTGTTTACCATGACCCGGATAAGTATGAACGGATTGACACCGGTGCCCGAATTGACGAGCGTCCAATATCTGTTATTCCGCCTGGAGTTCAAGCCCCACCGAAAAATATTTCCATAAGTTCATATTCCACAAAGTCACAAGGGCTAGCAGTTACTACATTGAGAGTAACTTGGGATGCAACCGAGAACGCTATAGCTTATGAGGCTGAATGGCGAAGGGATAATGGCAACTGGATATCAGCGCGGAGGACGTCAGCTTTGGGTTTTGAAGTTGATAATATTTACGCTGGCCGTTATCAAGTCCGCGTTCGTGCAATCAATGCATCTGAAATATCAAGCGTGTGGGCTAATGCGCCAGAAACTCAGTTAAACGGCAAAGAAGGTAACCCTCCGGTACCTTTGAACTTTAGAACAACTCCTATAGTTTTTGGCATCACAATTGACTGGAACTTCGATAATGACACATCAGACACGCAACATACTGAGATTCAGTACAGCAAGACAAATAATGGTAGTGATTTAATGTTACTTGCTGACGTTCCGTATCCTCAACGAACTTATACGATGCAAGGTCTTGCTGCGGGCGTCGCTTTCTACTTTCGTGCTCGTCTTGTTGATAAAACTGGCAATCAAAGCCCGTGGACTGAGTTTGTCAGAGGTGAGTCATCTTCCGATGCGAGCTGGATAGTCGCCGCCGCTGGAGATAAATTCTTATCAACAGACGCTGGAAAAGCGCTTCAATCTCAGATTAATGATAATTCAGAGGCAGCGCTTGAAAATGCTGCGGCACGTGATGCTGACATCAAGCGTTGGATGAAAGAAAATGGAGACAGAAAAGCTGAAATTGTTGAAGTTCGCGAAGTACAAGTATCCGATCAACAGTCACTTGCACGTTATCAGCAGCAAGTGTCTAGTCAGTTTGAGAATGCAAATTCAAGTGTATTAAATATTAAAGAATCAGTGTCTAAATTAAATGAGTCAACTGCAAAAGATATTAATCAAGTTAAAGCTGAGATTAATGATAATACAAATAAAATCTCTTTAGCAAAGGGGCTTATTCAAGAAAATAAAAACGCAATTGCAAATACGGATAAAGCATTATCTGAATATCAGACTCAGACAAGTGCACAATTTAAAGACCAAAAAGCAATGATTGAAACCAAAGCAACCACAGTTTTTGATCAAAAGGGAGACGGTTCTGCAATCTATACTATTAAAGCGGGTATTAAGTATAATGGGAAAGAATACGATGCTGGTATGGTTATTGGTTCAGAAGTTAAAAACGGAAAAGTAACGACAAATATCGGTTTTAATGCTGAGAATTTCACTTTTATGAACCCAGTGAACGGAAAATTAGTTCCATTTATGACAGCGAAAAATAGCCAACTGTTTATTCGTGATGCGTTTATTGAAAATGGTAGTATTACGAATGCAAAAATTGCCAATGTAATTCAATCAAATAATTACGTGGCTGGTATTTCGGGGTGGAAAATAGATAAAAATGGAAATGTCGAATTCGTTAATATTAAGGCCCGTGGTGAAATTAATGCGATATCAGGCACATTGAGGAACGTCATTATTGAAAAAGACTGTAAGATCAATGGTACTCTTGATGCTGCAAACATTACCGGAGATGTTATAAAAGTCTACACATTACAGCCCGGCAGTAGAGTAATTATAGAACCCGCGCAATTTGATCGAGTTGTACTTGTTCCTATTGTACAAGCAGACGGATTCACAAAAGGCACTCAAAATTCTGCGAAGATCTTTCTGAATGGGAAACAAGTTGTTGGAGCCGTTGCAATACCAATAGGTTCATCGATACATGACGGAACTATTCCAGGCTACGCCTCTGGTTCAGATGTTTTACCCAGAAATACGAAAGGAGAATTATATTATGAAAGTAAGTATTTCATGGTAACAGTTATGGTCTTCAAAAAATAGAATCATATTAAGATAAGGTTAAAACATGTCTTCATACAACGCAGGCACAGTTTCAATTGCTAATTCAGATATTTTAATAGGAACAGGAACGAACTGGAAAGATAACAAGTTCGGTGTTGCTCCATCTCAAACGATATTAATTAAAGTCGGGTATGATTTTAAGTTGTCAGCAATTAAATATGTTAATAGTGATACGGAATTAGTCTTAATCGATAATTTTCCGTATTCTGTTTCTAATGCTGAATATTTTATTCAAACATCAGTGCCGAACACTTATTCAGATGCAGCTCGAAAAATCACGGCACAATTAAGATATACAGATGAACTATTATTTAATCTGAATGAATGGATGACAGAAAGTGGAGTAGTATACATCACAACCCCGGAAGGCAAAACAATTCAGCTTAAATCTATTAATGCACTGACATCAAAAATAGCTGAGTTACAGAAAAATTCAGTTTCTCTAGATTATGTTGACGATAATTTCGCGCGCGGAAAAGTCGGTCATGTTTATATTAAAAGCAATTTTCCGGCACTACATTTTTTCCCGCCAGATGGCAACTCGCGCGGAATCTTTGTTATTCAAGCGAATTTTTCTGTTGATGATCAGCCACTTGAAATATACAAGCAAGATGATACTAATTACGGGATTATTTATTCTGTTACTTTTCCCACGAAATCCGGCAAATTAGCAACACTTGATGACATTGACGCAGCAAATAACATTCCCGTTGGTGTCCCGCTTCCGTACCCGCATAGATATACACCCGCAGGTTACCTTACGTGCAACGGTCAAACGTTTGATAAGTCACGATATCCTAAGTTAGCGCTAGCTTATCCTGACGGCAGAGTACCCGATTTACGGGGCGAGTTTATCCGGGGGTGGGATGATAGTCGAGGGGTCGATCCGGGCCGCGTGTGTGGGACGTGGCAAGAAGGATCTTATTTACTACAGGAAATTGCTAATCCGCCGGATAACATTGTTAGCTTCTCAGTTAATGAGCGTACGAAATTACAATGGGATACTCCCCAAAATAAAGATATTCCATTAAGAGCTAGAGCTTCTGGAGGTTCAGCAACAACCTGGACCACCAATGCAGCTTATATAGGGGTATCAAGACCCCGCAACATCGCATTTAACTACATAGTGAGAGCAGTATAATGACAGAACAGAAATACTCTTTAGAACATGAAAAAGCCGTATTGGGTAAAGATGGTTTGGCAATTCAGGCAGGCTGGATAAAGGTTTTTCACTCGAATCAGATAACGAGAGAATTCATTGCTTCAGATATCGAGTATGTGATGCTTGGAGTTAGTTTATCAGCCGGTGCTTATCCTGATGCCCCGGAACTGCCGAAAACTAATGATGTGGCCGTTTGCAGAAGTGTTGATAAAAGCCGCTGGGAAATACTCCCAGATTACCGGGGAAAAATCGCTTACGACACGCTGACTCGTGACCCGATTGAAATTACTGAGATTGGGGAGTTACCAAACACTCTCACATTCAAGAAGCCTCCCTCCGATTTTGATAAATGGGATGGGAAGGATTGGGTAGCTGACCAAGGTCTTATCAAAGCCCATCAAATCAACGAAGCAAAACAACAACAAGCAGAACTGTTACAGCATGCAAATGAAACAATCTCGTTGCTGCAAGACTCTGTTGATATAGAAGTCGCAACAGAAGATGAAGAAGCCGCTCTGTTGGAGTGGAAAAAGTACAGGGTGCTATTGAGTCGTGTTGACGTTCTGCAAGCGCCTGATGTCGAGTGGCCGGAGGTGCCGAAGTAAAGTGTTGACATATGTTTTCAAATGTGTTTAACATTGATTTACTGCTGCACAAGTAGCTTAGAAATGCTGATTGTTAAAGAGCATGTACACTGCCGCACAGGCAGGACGAAGCCGGTTAGTCCGGCTTCACAATCTCCCTCTCACCTCAGAACTTCCCGCCTAAAACCAATCGCTGCCTTCATATTGAGCACCCTTTTTGTTTGTACATTTGTTTGTACATATTTTATTTTTATGTGAATTATATTTGTTTAATTTATTGTTTTTATTGAATATTTTTATTTTTAGATCATCCGCTGCCGGGATATGCTGGAATGGGTCCCTCAATTGGTGAAACTTTTGAATGCGGGGTATAATACAACTGAGCAGCGCAATGTGGTGTTACGCTATATTTTACTGAATGGACATACGCCGGATCTCTCACAATTTGTCCATCAACTGATTGAACAATCTCCGGAGCATGAAACGATGTTGATGACTATTGCAGAACAGCTTGAACAAAAAGGGCGCGAACAAGGCCGAGTTGAAGGCCGAGTTGAAGGTAGAGAAGAAGGTAAACTGGAAACGGCTTGTGCCTTGTTACGGCATGGCGTGAGTTTGGACATTATTGTCACCAGTACTGGTTTGAGCCGGGATAAAATTGAAGCGTTAAAGCATTAA